CTTATGAGATATCACCTTCTTGGCATGTTAAAATGCAAGCAGCTTTTCAAGAGCACGTTGAGAATTCTATATCTAAGACCGTTAATTTACCTAATAGTGCAACTGTTGTAGATGTTGAAGATATAATAAAACTAGCGCATAGCATGAATCTAAAAGGTTTAACAGTGTTTCGTGATAGAAGTAGAAGCAATCAAGTTCTTGAAACTTTGTGTGTTGAGTGTGAGGATAATATTTGTCCAATACCTTCATTGGATGGTGGGTTTGGTGGTTAAAAAAGTGGAGGTATTCATTAATGGTTAGTAATAGATGTTCTATTTGTGAAGCGGTTGTATTTGGGGAGAGCCATAAAACTTATTTTTGTAGTAAGTGTTACAATACTTGGAAAGAAGCTATAACAAATAAAGAAGAATGGACTAGATTCTTAGTTAATGAAGAGTTACTAAGAAGAAGAATGGAGAGTCGTAAAATAAAGAATAATGTAGTTTTAATTCATTTAGGTAATGACTGGGATATAACGACAGACGGAGATTTAGTAAGAAAAGACAACTTTAGTGATTTTAATTATGGCTAGAAAAAAGAAGGGACAGAATTTACAAGAAAAAATAGACAGATATCTTATTGAATACGAATTAGATGAGTTAAATGGGGCAAATGATATGGCTGCATTAACTCAAATGTGTCAAATTGAACTTAATATAGAGCAGATATAAAATGCTTTAGGTAGAATAAAAGACCCGTTGCAAGAATCTAAAAAGATAAAAGAACTTCAATCTGCTTCTAAAGATGCTCATCAAAGTTGGGTTGCTCTACAAAAAGAACTTGGTATAAACAGAGCTAGACGTACTAGTGAGAAGGATGAGACACCACTTAAGTATATTGAAAGGCTTCAAGGTGTAGCTAAGACATTTTTAGAAAAAAGATTAGTAAAGGTATATTGTGAAAAATGTGGTCAGGTATTAGGCAAATATTTATTTTATGTATATGCTAAAGGAGAAGAAGGGTCTATAGACAGTAAAAGAGAAAAAGTAGAGCAGTATAAGTATACAATACACTTTGAATGCTGGAAGTGTGGTACTATTAGTGGTGTTTCTAACGAGTAGGTATGAAAGAAAAAACAGAGATAGCACAAAAAGATATAGACGTAATAGAGATAATAGATGACCCAGTTTTGTTTACTGAGTTTATTCGTAGTACTTACGAAGGGATAGATGAAGGTGAGCATGGTTGGCATTATGATAATTATCAAAGAAAGATGCTAGTTGACTCTTCTCCTTACACTAGCATAGTGACAGGTAGAACCACAGGGAAAACTGCTGTCTTGGAAACTAAAGTAATTTATACCCTAGTAAAAAATATCTATAGAAAAGCTAGTGCAAATGAGATATTATTAGTCGTACAGAATAAATCTCAGTTAGATCCAGTCTTTCTTAGGATTATTAATTTCTTTAGACGGCACCCATTATTAACGCATTTTGTTGATAGGTTTAGTGTAAACATGTCAAACCACGAAATTAAGTTACTTAATGGAGCTATGCTTCGGTGTAGAATTGTTGGGTCTACTGCTGATAGTAATATTATTGGCCTTCATTGTCCATGTATATATGTAGATGAGGGACAGGTATTTAGTTACAGTGCTTGGGCATCATTAATGCAGGTTTTAACTACTTGGGATACTGAAGAATCTTGTGGGGCTAATTTTAATTTGTGGGTAAGTGGTGTTCCTAATGGATTAAGAGAAAAGAATGTATTATATGAGTGTGACCAACTAGATGATAAGTTTTCTCATCATAACCTGTCACGATTAAGAAGTACACGCTATACAGAAACACAGAATACTACTGATTTGAAGCAGTATGGTGGTGAAAATGGTGATGACTATATTCATCTAGTTCTTGGGGAGCATGGCTCACCTGCTTTCTCTGTTTTTGATAGAAAAATGATGCTTATTGAGGATTATCCTGTTTCTACTTCTCTACTGAATAATATAACACTTGAGCAACATGCTGGTAACTTTAATGAAGTACTTAGAGCACCAGAACTTAGTATAGATATACAAAGCAGATATGACTTGATTGTAGCTGGTATAGACGCTGGTTTCTCAAATGACCCATCCATAATAACTATTCTATGGAGGGATGCAAAAACATTAGTGTGGAGAGAGTTAGCTAGAATAGAGCTTAGGAGAATAATATACCCAACACAAGCAAAAATAATAAATTGGCTAGACACAATATATGGGTTTAATATGATTTGTGTAGATGCTGGGCATAGTGGACTAGCTCTTTGTCAGATTTTACAAGATGATGAAGGTGATTTTGCAAGGAAAAACTTTGCTAAAAGGTTGGTTCCAGTAGATTTTCAGGCTAGTGTTGTTACAGGGTATGATGAGGATGGTGAGGAAGTAAAAGATAGAGTAAGAAAATTTACAATACAAACTCTTCAAACGTGGAGTCAGAATGACCAGATAATAGCTTTTTCATTGAATGATGATGAAGTCATAACTGAGTTGGAGAGAGTTGGTTTTGTAAGGGATATGTTAGGTGTTCCAAAGTTCTTTGTTTATTCTCCACAAGGTGGACAAAGAGGTGAAGACCATATTTTAGCGTCATTACTTACTTGGGTTTATGGTTATTTTTATAACTATTTCTCCCCAGAAAGACCAAATGTACGTGGAAAGTATAGTGACCTTGCAAAAGGTGGATGGAATCCTCAGAGGGGTATAAATGGACATAGTTAAAGAAGGAGATGAAAAGGAAGTAAAATTAGCTAAAGCGGCTATTAATATTTTAGATGACCCTTCACAAACTGGTTTGGTATTTACACAAGAAGTTGATTTAATGTCAGTTCCTAAGAAATATCAAGACCTTATAAAGGTGTGCCGCTTCTTCTACAAACGTGACCCTGTGGCAGGGACGGTTCTTAACAAGATGGTTGATTGTGCTATAACACCCATAACAAATATGAAAGCAAAATGTACAGATGATGAGCTTTCTGTATTTGATTCTTTAAGTGATATGCTACAAGCCTTCTTCAGAAGCGTGTGTCTTGAGTATTTGCTTTCTGGGTTAGTTGTACCTCAGTACGAATGGAAAAGAGTTAATGGTGATGATTTGTCATCTGACTTAAGTTCACGTAGGCGTGTAAATGTTCCTGATAATATCTGGTTTAGAGATCCAGCAAGTATAACAGTAAAAAGTACGGTTATACCAAACAAAAAAAATTATTGGGTAGAAGTTGATGCTAATACTGTTTATTTTATAAAGAACAATGGCACCAATATTGATGGAACAAAAGATACAGACACATATAAAGAACTTGTAAAAAATTATCCAGCATTTGTTAAATCTGTTAAGGCTCTAACAGGTACAACAATGCTGATTAAGTTGGAGGATATCAGACCAATACTTTCAAAAACGTTACCAGAAGACTCATATCCAATTCCTTATATGAACAATGCTCTTGAAAGTTTAATGCATAAACGTAATATACGTAAAATGGATTACTCTATTGCTGCACGTGTTACGGCTGCTATTCAGTTAATAAAATTAGGTAGTGATGAATTTCCTTGTACAGACGAGACTGATTTTGATTCTATTAAGAGTCAAATGAATTATCGTTCTTCAACTGGTTATTCAGAACGTATTTTCCAATTATTTTCAAATCACACATTAACTATTGAGTGGGTACATCCTGATACATCAGCTATGCTGAATGAAGAAAAATATACATCAATAGAAAATGATATTATTTCTGCTTTTGGGTTCCCAAGAACATTAATCACTGGTGAAACACTTAGGTCTAATGTTTCTGGTGGTGCAGATTTTGCTGCTTTCTCTCCTATTGCTACTATGGAAACAATGCGTGATATTTTTATTGAGTGGATAAAAACACTTTATAAGGAGATAAAGGATAAGAATTCTTTTATAAAAAATGCACCTGTACCACAGTTTGCCCCACTAAGGTTGTATGAACTTGAGGCTTTAAATACTATTGGTACTTCACTATACATGGAAGGTAACATATCAAGAAAGACAAGGATGGAAATGGTAGGTATTGACTTTGATACTGAAGTAACAAGAAAAGAAGCTGATATAGATGCTTACAAGAAACGAGGTATACCTGAAGCTCCAGAGGTACCTTTCAGTTCCCCTGAGATTGGAAAACCTGTTGATAAAAAACCAGCTAAACCTAAAAGTAAACCAAAAGAGAAAACTGATAAATAATGATAGAAGAAGATATAATTAATGTATTGAATACTGAAGCATACGCTGTTATCAATATAGCAAATAATATTGATAAAGATTTTGTTAGAGCAGTTAAGCGTGTTGTTGATACCACTAGGTATGGTTATAACATAGTTACTACTGGTATGGGCAAGTGTCATTTTGTAGCAGCTAAGTTTTCAGCAACATGCTCATCTCTAAATATACCTAGTTTTAATATGGATACAGCAGCAGCCCTACATGGAGATATTGGGGCTATTAGTAGTAATGATTTAGTATTCTTACTATCAAAGAGTGGTGAAACAGATGAAACAGTTAGTCTATTAAAGTCATTAATAGAACGTGATATATACACTATCTCCATAACTTGCGAAGAGGAATCAACGTTAGCATTATTGAGCAGCATTAATTTGTGGTTACCAATTGATACAGAAGCATGTATACTAGGAATGGCACCAACAACTAGCACTACAGTTATGCTTTCTGTGTGTGATGCAATAGCGGTGGCTGCATCACGAGAGTTAAAAATAAATAAAGAAACATTTAGAAGAAACCATCCAGGTGGTACACTAGGAAAGGAGAGGGATAATGAAGGTACCAGTAGCATTATTAACATATAATAGGACTGATTTACTAAAAAAAGCTATATTAGAACATGAGAGGGTTAATACACCTTTTCCTATGTATGTATTTGATGATGGGTCTATAGATAAGGATAAAATAAAGTTTCTTGATGAGTTAGATTTAGACAATAGGTTCATTGTTGTTAGACTTGAGCATCGTGGGTATAAAGAACAATTTTGTTATATTATGGAATACTTCAAAAATAGTGGTAACAGGTACTATGCTTTTGTTGAAGATGATGCCATATTTTCCATAAACTGGTATCATTGGGGAAAGAATATGCTTAGGAACCTTGAAGCAGTTGATGCAAATATTGGTGTGTTTGCAGTCTATACTGGACATCCAGCAATAAGAGAGCAAGTATTTAATCACGTTTTTAAGCATAACACAGAGCATTTCTATGGCACATGTGGATTATTTATTAATCCAAATATAATAAACGAATATAGGTATCATGCTTATGACATGGGTTGGAATCCAGATGTAGCAATAAGAGAGATGAGTCTGAATAAGAGTGAGTTTGGGTTGTTTGTTTCTGTACCTACAGTAGTACAGCACATAGGGGAAGAAAGTTTATTAGGTGCTCCACCACATCGGTCACCTATGTTCTTAGGGATGGATAGAGACGCATTAAAAGAGTTATGAATATAATAATTGCAGCAGCAGGTAAAGCATCTAGACTAGGAGATGCATCTAAAAATATACCAAAGTGTTTACTAATGTTTGATGGTAAAGCTGGTATAGACTACCTTATTGATAGTCTACCACCTGCTAATGCTATTTTTGTATGTATAAGTCCAGATTTTCGTGGTGAGGTACTTGAGAATTACCTAGTAACTAACTTTCCAACATTACCATTTACTTTTGTTACACAAGAACAACCTATTGGTACGGCTAATGTTGTATATTTGTGCTTGTTGCAATGTTCAGATGATGATGTTATGATTAGTTGGTCTGATATTATGCCAGAGTATATAAGTACTACACCTCCAAAAAAGTCAACAATTTATACTACTAATGATTTTAAATGTAGATATAGATTTAATTCTGGTAAGATAGAGGAAACTGACGGTAATATAATTGGATTATTCTACATAAAGAACCCTAAGAAGATACGTAAGATACTTGAAAGTAGCAATAATGAAGATTTTGTTGACGTGTTAATAGAAAGCAAAGAGTCTTTTGTTGATGAGCAAATAAAGTGTTTAGATTTCGGTACACCAGATACACTAGAGAAAACAAATGAAATTTTTCGTACTAGTGCTCATGCTTTTATAGAACGTAGAGGTGAAGTAGTAGTTAAGAAGTATGATAATGAAACAGATTTCATTAAAGAGTTAAATTGGTATAAATATGCACCAAGCAGTATAAGGAGATTTGTACCTGAGTTTATTGGTGGTGTTGATAATTCATTAACACTTAGTTATATTAGAGCCAATAAAGTTATATTTAATGAAGATGAAGAAATGAAGGATTTTCTTGCTAATGTAGTTTATACTCTAGATGAGTATTTTCATTCTAATAAGTACCCAATGCATACTGGAGCATTAGAACAAGAGTATATACTATCACCAGCAGAAAGATGTATTGAACTTATAAATATTATTCCACGATTAAATGCACCAAAATTACATATAAATAATAACTGGTATACTAATCCACTAGAATTATTGGTGAATGAAGAAATAGATATACTAGATAATCTGCAACCAGATAACTTTACTTTTATTCATGGTGACCCAACACTACAAAATATGATGCAATTAGATGGTAAATTATGGCTTATTGACCCTAAAGCTAAGTTTGGAAGTATATGGTTGTATGGTGACCCTAAGTATGACTTTGCTAAACTGTATTATTCGTTTGCAGGTAATTATGATGGATTTAATAGGGGAGAGTTCAATCTTGATATTACTAAAGATAGTTACAGTTATAGCATATATGAATCAAGATTTGCAGGTTTAGGTGAGTGGTATCTTGACTATGTAGAGAAACTTGGATTTAAAAAGGATGCAATAAAACTTATACATGCTATAATTTGGCTTAGAGTTGTTGGATATATATTACCACAAAGTATAGAGCAAGCAATAGTAGCATTTCTAAATGCTACAGTATTGTTAAATAAAGCATTGGAGAGGAAATGAGAATAAAAAACTTAGTATTTGATTGTGATGGTGTAATAACGGACGGTAAATACTACTATACAGAAGAAGGAAAATATATACAAACTTATAATGCAAATGACTCTGTAGCTTCGTATAGAGCTAAAAAGGCCGATGTTCGGGTTATTATGGTAACTTCTACAAATGCACCAAACATACACAGAAGGAGAGCTAAAGATTTAGACATAGAATTCCATGTTGCACCATTTGGAAGAAAGCTAGAGTATATTGAGGAATTAGTTGATGTTAATGAAACGGCATATATTGGTGATTGCATAGATGATATACCAGTATTTAATGCTTGTCGTGTGGCATTCTCACCAGCAGATGCTTTAGAGATTGTTAGGAATTCTGCTGATTATGTATTAGAGAGAGACGGTGGTAGAGGTTGTGTATTAGAAGCTGTACTTTTGCTTGAAGAGAAAAGACTAATATGAAAATAAAAGACTTGAAAGATATCCATAAGGGTGAACGTGTTTTTATTGTAGGAACTGGTACATCTTTAAAAAATACTAAAATGTCGTTATTGAAGGATGAGATAGTTTTTGGGTGTAACTCTTTATATAATGGACTAGATACATGGGGAATTACAGCTAAGTACTATGGTATTTCAGACAGTAAAGTTCTTATTAAGCACCAAGAAAGTTTTGCTAAATTAGATACTACTGTTTTTATAGGTGGTGCTGCTGGCGGAGTGTATAAAAGGAATGAAAAAAAGTTTAGCAAATTATATAAAAATAAACCAGTGACATTGGATTGGTTACATCAAGGAACATTTTCTGATGATATATCTGTTGGTACTACTTGGGGAGGAACTGTTATCTTTGATATTTGTCTACAGGTAGCACACTATATGGGATTTAAATATGTATACTTAGTTGGAGTTGATTGTGATTATTCTCACGGAGCACACTTTGATGATTCACCAATAGACAATTTAGTGCAAGGTGCTGCTGGAAAGTGGGAGGCTACTAATCGTGCTTTTGATGTAGCAAAAAGATTTTGGCATGGTGATTCTAGGTTTATTTTTAATTGTACAGTTGGTGGTAAACTAGAAGCTTTTGACAGGAGAACACTGGAAGAAGTAACAAGCAAAGATTTTGTTGAAGTTGATATAATACCAACATTAGATAGTATACTAGAAACAAGAGAATTTAATGATACTGTGGTGCGTAGACTGCGGGCTTGGGAGTATAGGGTAAAAAACAACACTAAACGTGGATTATCGTGGTATAGTAGTTTACCATATACTTGGTGGCATGGAATGACTATGGAGGAATTTCTAGCAGCATTACCAGACCATATAAAAGATGAGGCAGATTGGAGAATGAGATAAATGGTAAAACAATATAAAGCCACAGATATTGTAAGATTTAAAGATATACATCGTGGCGAACGTATATTTATTATAGGTACTGGTCCTTCTTTAAAAAAGACTGACATGAGTAAACTAAAGAATGAAACGTTATTTGGTTGTAATACTTTGTATAAGGGTTTAAAGGATTGGGGTCTTACTTGTAAGTACTACGGAGTTTCCGATATTCACGTATTAAGAAACCATTATGAAGAGATTGCTAAATTAGATACTACACTATTTCTTGGCTTGTACGCTGCTTCAGAGTATCTAAGTAATCCTACGAAATACAAGTGTCTAGGTAAACCATATGTAATAAAGAATCGCATAGAAACTGGGTTTTCTACAGACCCAACAGTAGGTATACATTGGGGAAGCACTGTTATATATGATATTGGGTTACATATGTCGTATTATATGGGATTTAATGGAGTATATTTGTTAGGTGTTGATTGTGATTATTCTGGTGATCATCACTTTGATGGAAGTACTGTTGATATTAAGGTTCAAGGTGCTGCTGGAAACTGGGATAGAGCGTGGATGGCATACCCGCAAGCTAAGGCAGCTTTTGACAGAACTGGAAGAATAGTCAAGAATTCTACAGTTGGTGGAAAGCTTGAGATATTCAAACGTGAGTCACTTAGTAGTGTACTTAAAAAGTCTGTTAAAGAACTATTACCAGTGTATGATGATGGCAAAATAAGACTTACTAAAGAACAGGAACTTATTGTATATGCATGGTATCATGTTATAAGAGAGAATATAAAAGTAAGAAAGCCTTGGTATTACTCTTTACCACTTACTTGGTGGCATGGTAAATCAAAAGAAGATTTTATGAAGTTATTACCACAGCATATCTTAGTAGAAGATGAGTGGGGAAATATTGAGGTGTGGTAATGGATATATCCTCATTCAAAAATAAACATGTAGGTGACAGTATTGTTGTTATAGCTACAGGTCCATCTTTAGCTAAAACTAATTTTAGTTTACTTAAAGGCAAGGTATTATTCGGAGTAAATTCTTTATACGAAAATAGTTTATATGCTGGGTTTACCTGTCACTATTATGCTATTTCTGACAAGATGGGTTGGAAACGCTATGGAAAAGGAGTACTAAAAACAAATGCAGTGCTGTTTTCACCACATTGTGATGGGGTTGGTAGTGTTAAAACAAAAACACTGCCAGGTGGTATGTGGGATGGTAGGTTTTCAAAGGATGCAAAGCGGGGTCTTTACCCAGGGGGTAATGTGGTAGTCAGCATAGTTTTGCAGGTAATATACTATTTGGGATTTAGTACTACTTATTTGTTAGGATGTGATTGTGATTTTTCTGATGGACACTTTGGAGTACAAAAAGCACATACAGAAGAAGAAATAACTAATCTTAAAATTATTGACCCAATAAATCCATTTTTTACTAATGACTGGTGGAGAGACATTGCTTCCTATCAAAAATGCAAAGAGGTATTTGAAGCGGATGGTAGGGAGATAATAAATTGTACTACTGGTGGAAGATTAGAGGTGTTTAAAAGGATGAGCTTGGAGGATATATAATGAAATTTACTGGGTATGTTACTATAAGGTTGAATAGCACAAGAGTACCACTAAAAAGTATTCGTGAGCTTGATAGTAAACCTTTACTTAATTATCCAATTGAAATTCTTAATAAAGTTGGACTAGATGAGATTATATTATACTCAAATGATGATTTGTCAGATTACATTGATGATAATCTTTCTTATACATGGGTAAAGCGTCCAAAAGAGTTTGATGGAGACAAGACTACTTTTAATGAAATTATAGACTCTATTATAGATGATATTGATACTGAGTATATTGTATTCTTAACTTGTACATCACCATTTATAACACCAGAAACAGTAACAGATATGATTAATAAAATTGAATCAAATAGGTACGATTCGGCTTTTACAGCTTTTAGACACCAGTGCTTTTCTTGGTATGATGGTAGACCATTAAATTATAATGTATCAAATGTACCTAGAACACAAGACATCAAGCCAGTATTTGTTGAAACTTCTGGTTTGTACATATTTTCAAAAGATACATATAAGAAACTTAAAAGAAGAATTGGATTTCATCCTTATGTAAAAGAGGTACCTCTATTTGAGGGGTGGGACATTGATACTGAAGAAGATTTGGAGGTAGCTGAATGGATAGCAAAAGTGGGGAAAGACAAGAAGGCATTATCTTAGATGAGATAGAGGAAAAGCATGTTGAGAGATATATTTATGCGTCTAAGTTCTGCGTTGGTAAACATGTATTGGATGCTGGTTGTGGTGTCGGGTATGGTTCTACTATCTTGGCTGGAACTGCTAATTCAGTTGTGTCTGTAGATTACTCTGATGATGCGTTATCATGGGCAAGAAAATACTTTGCAACTAACAATATTGAACACAAACAATTTGATTTAACAGGTTCATTAGACGATTTAGGTAAGTTTGATGCTGTTGTATGTCTTGAGAATATAGAACATCTTGATGTACCAATAGAAGATACGTTAAGGAAGTATTATGGTATCCTTAATAGTGGTGGGATTATAGTAGTGTCACATCCAGAGATGGAACCAGTTTGTAATAATAAATGGCATAAGCATTTTAATATTAGTGGTAAAAAAGTAGCATCTACTATGACAAAATTGGGGTTTAAAGTTATTGATGATTGGATGCAACCAAAACGATTTTTAGCTGATTATCATGTGATAGTAGCGGAGAAATGATGAAAAAAAATACTTTAAAGTATTTGTACTCACTACCAAAAGTAAGAATACCATCTAGTTTTGGATTTGAGGCATCTTTACCAATCGCTATCAGTAATTCCGTTGAAGATGGAAATTGGGCTGAGTTTGGTGTTGGCATTGGGTACTCTTTTAAGTTTTTACTTAATTTACTACCAGAGAATAAAAAGTTATATGTTTTTGATAGCTTTGAGGGTTTACCAGAAGATTGGACTGAGTTTACACCAGAACACACAAAAGGGCATTGGTCTGATATAGATAAAACAGAAATAATTAGCATTGTTGGTTCTGATGAACGTTTACAGTTATATGATGGGTGGTTCAAAGATACAGCACCAAAGTTTGCTGTTGATACTAATGAGTATTTAAGCATAGTTCACATAGATGGAGATTTATACTCATCTTGTATTGATGTTTTATACAACATAGACAAATTGATATCACCTGGAACAATTATAGCATTTGATGAGTATTATAACTATGGTGGATTAGCTTGGGAAAAAGCATGAGTATAAAGCATTTAGGGAGTACATTAAGGATTTTGATAGAGATTTTGAGTATATAGCAAGAACTAATAGTTATCAGGTTGTTGTGAGGATTACAAGATGAAAGTAATAGCTGGTAATTGTATTATTGAAAACATGGAAATATCTATAGAGACTGCTGAGTTTTTAATTGAAGCGTCTAAGAAGTATGGATTTGACTTAACATACAAAAGTTCATGGAAAAAGGGTAATAGGTCAAGTCAGGATAACTTTACAGGTCTTAGCATGTTTAAGAATACTACAATTTTTTCAAAACTTAAAGAGCTTGGAGTTAAACTACTAACAGATTTTCACGAAGTAGACGAATTACGATTAGGGTTTGTTGACCTTATTGATGTGGTACAACTTCCAGCATATCTATGTATGCAAACAGACTTAACATTGGCATTAGCTAGAACTAAAAAATCAATAAATGTTAAGAAGGGTCAATTTCTATCACCAGATGATATGAAGCATATTATAGGTAAAATAGAGAGCACAGGAAATCATAAGATTACATTAACAGAACGTGGAACTAGTTTTGGCTATCGTGACTTGGTAGTTGAC